CCGGAAGGAATGGAAGAATTGTAGCCATAGTCGGAACAAGTTTTATAGCTGCAACCGGTATAGCAGGAGTATCCGTTGTAACTCTTTGAAGAGCACTTTTGGTCAGCCGGGACGGAATCGTAGTAACCGCCTTCGGAACAGGTCTTTTTCTTGTAGCAGGTGGTAGCGCTGGAGGCCAGAGTAGAGATACCCGAGGTGGCGCCTGCTGTTGCGGCGGCGGAGGAAGCTGCTGAGACCGTGTAGTTACCGGCCGCAGAGGCGGTTTTGAGACCGGAGGTGGCGGCGGCAGAAGCAGAAATACCTGAATTTGCACCGGAAGCGGAGATTGAGGTGACATCGGAAATTGATTTGCCCGCAGAAAGGGAGTTAACTCCGGTATAGTGATTGTCGGTTGCGGATTTGCAGTCACTGCCCTGACAGGTGGAATACCAGCCGTTGGAAGTATTGCAGCTGCAACCGATATAGCAGTTAGCGTATGAACTGCAGGCTATACCCTCGCCTTTAGTTGTTTTTTCCGTAAAGACCGTACCATACTTATAGCTGGTACCATCACTAGCCGTTATGGTTGTGTCTGCATAAGAGTTATTATGCGCTTGATTTGTCTAATTTTCTGCTAATTTTATTATTATTGTTAATAAGATTAGACCAAAAATTAGTAATATAATGCTTAATATGTCCCACATGAAGTCATAAATTTTTCGTTTGCAATATTCCCAAAAGGTGAGTTTTTCGTAAACTTCGATTTTTTTCTTCAATGGTCTTCTCCTGATAGTTAGCGGGGCGACAAAATTTCCCCGCTAACCGTGTTTTTATGGTTATACAGAAGTTTTTTAAAGTCAATATATTTTTTTTGTAACTTGTTAAAAAAGTCCATAATTTTTAATTATGGCGGCTTTAACAAGTATCTTCGTATAGTTGTGTATCTCTTGGTAATTTGTTGGTTTTATCGATTTCTTCAAGGTGTTTTTTAATGCGTTTAAGGTACCACTGTTCTTTAATGTGTAAAGGTGTTTCTTGTGGATAAGTAATATTTAATAGTTTTTCCCATAGCTCTTTGCCTATTTTTATATTTTGGTATCTCCATCTGTGATAATCTTCCCAATTTTGTTCTTCCCATTTCTTTTTAAAATATTTTGGTATTTTTTTAAGTTTTTGTTTTATGAGTATTCCTGAATTTCTTTTTATTTCTTGGAAGTGTGTATTGAAGTAGTGTAATCCTATGCCCGGCATTCTGGACATATTAATGTATTCTTGTTCCGGTTTACCTTTAATTTTAATGATTTTTCTTTTTGTTTTTAGTTTTATTTCTCCTGTGTTTGGGTCTATTTCTTCTACGTCTATTTTTTTGTATTTTTTGTTGATTATGCCTGCTTTTTTCTGTGTGTATCTTGCTACATAACAGGCGCTTTCATATTCAAGATTTCCGACGATGACAAAACCATGTCCCCATATTCGTTGCAATGTTTTGGATTTGTATAATGGTTGTTTATGGTGGTTGTATTTATCGAATACAAGGTCTTTAGGTTTGTAATTGAATAGACAAAGGTGATAGTGTGGTCTTCCGTTTTTTGGTCCGTATTCTCCGCAGCCTAAAAATCTGATTGGTGCTTCTAGCTTGTTGGTAATTGGATTTAACCAAAAATCTGTGCCTTTTTCTTCTTTTCTGAGCCGTTTCATAAAATTTACTACGTCTTTAGGCCAAAGTGTCATTTCTCCGTTATCTGTGAGCGGTAAATTCCATTCTTGGTCTAGTCCGCCTTTTCGTTTTTGATTTCTACGAGCTGAATTGTATGTAAGTGTAATGTAGCAATTATCATGCCAGCATTGTGCTTCTGCCCATGCTCTTGTTGCCCATTCGTTAGCGTGGTCTAGTCTGCATGCGAGGCATTTTCCACAAGGTACTTTAATGTGGTAGTGTCCCGGCCATTCTTGGAATTTTGGCTTGTTAAGCTGGTGTAATTCATCTTCTGAATAGATATAAGCCGGGTATGTGCCTCTCAAGTATAGGTTAAGGGGAGAAGTACAGGTCATTTTTACCTACTTTTTTTCGAAAAAAAAGGTCGGCCCGTATACACTTGATATATAAGGGCCGACTGACACCAACTATAAAAAAAATAGTTGGTGCGCGTCTTCCGCGCCTTTTCTTTTGGTCATATTAAGCAAATAGTTTTGCTAATTCTGCTATTGTTTCGTATGCTGATGTAGCTTTTTGTGCTGATGTTATGCCTTTGCGAATTCTAGCTCCGCCGTAGTCAAGTTCGTTGTTTAATCCTACTGTGTATGCCATGTTTTTTATTCCTCTTTTTTGCCGCCGTTGATTACATTCCATATTTTATCAATGATATTTTCGGCGTTTTTACCTGTTATTCCTATTTTGTTAAGTACTTCAAACGTTTCGTGTGCTTTTTGTGTACCTATTACTTCAGCTAGTTTACCATATGTCAATTTGGCTGTTCTTCCAGCGCTTTCGGAAGTTAGGGCTTTGTTTAATATTTCTTGCTGTCTTTTTACTCTTTCGTCTGCCGCGGATGTAGCTTTTAGTTGACCTTTTAAGGCTGTATCTGCTGCCGAATTTCTAGTCATGGCTTTTTTTAATGATGTGTCGGCCATAGTGTTTAAAATTGCGGCTTTCATATTGTCATTAATGTATTTATTTTTTGTAATTTGTTCGATTGTCTGTGCGTCTAATAATCCCGTTTGTGCATTTGTCATTTTGGTTGAGTTTGCGAGGTTTCCGAAGCCTGTTAAGACATTAAGTAGTCCGCTTAGGTCGCCCATTGGAGCGTTTACACCTCCGCCGCCTCCGCCTGCGCCTCCAGTGCTTGCTCCAGCGCCGCCTGCTGAAAGTGCCGGATTTAGTCCTGCTGCTTGAAGGTCTGCAACTTCCCACTGGTGAGCGTTTTGCATTGCTTCCTTTTGATGTGCCCAGTTCTGATTTTGAAGTGCAGCGTTGTATTTGTAGCTGTCCTTTGCAGAGCTGCTTGCTCCGGTTAGATCATTTATTAACCCGCCTATACTGCTGAATAATCCCATTGCGCCTATTCCTCCCTAGGTAATATTTTTGATTTTTCAATTCTTCGACGATTTGCGTGGTGCAGGAAGGTAAAGAATTGGGTTTGATTGTAACCTTTTTCTCGTTCAAACTGTTGGATGTAACTAAATTCAGTCTTTTGCATTCTGCCCATAATTCGTCTACTGTTTTAAGGTTTTTACGCCAGCGGCGGATATTATTGTCCGCCGCTTTCATAATTTCTCTATATTCTTCGTCTGGTTCCATTAGAATCTGTCCAGTCCAGGAATAGAGAATTGTGTAACCGGTGTTACTTTTGTTGTTTTGATGTCAAAGTCAAAAATGAACTGGTCTGTTACTTTAGAGGTAACGTGTAGTGTTCTGTCGAGGTATTGCGGTGTTTCAAGTAACCATTCTTGTGAAGCTACTGGAACTGAAGCGTAGTAATCTGCGTAGTTCCATTCGTCTAGAGGTGTTTTGTAGGTCGGTGATAACATGCCGGATACGCGTTTGTTGCCCTGTCTGTATTCTTGCCAAGGCATTTTATAACCCCATACACCGTTATTATATTCGTTTTGGTTAGGCATGTATGCTACTTCTTTATTAAGAATTGGCTGGCAGCCTATGTTGTTAAATTCAGGTGTCCAGAAGTCTAGCGGTTTGAATTTTGTATGTTGTACCGGAATAGCTTGTGCGTATGTATGGTTCTGTCTGATGACGGCAACGCCCATAAGTACGCCCCAATAGTCAAAAGATTTGGTGAATACGTGGTGTGTGTCGGTTGTGGTTGAATATCCAGCTGGGTCGCCGAGCGGGCTTTCTTCTGTTGATGAGGATGTCTGTAATACGCTGTCCATGTTAAGCGGTATACGTTTGCCGCCTAAATATTCAGGTATGTGCAGTGTAACGGCGGATGATACAACTCCGTATCTTGCTCTTAAGATTTCTTTTTCACGTGTTCCAAAAATTGCGTTACGTTCCAAATAGTGCTGTTCTGCAACTAATGTACGCATATCGTTCATTGTGCCAAGTACTGCATTTGCGAGGTTCATTGTTGCAATTAATCCGCTGTCTGCGCCGTTTAGTTGTTCTTTGGTCGGTACGCCTACGGCTCCGTATAATGTTCCCATCGTTGTTCCGTTACCTACGTTTGTACCAATATCAACGTTTCCTTGGTCAACTTGGGAAATTTTTAATGTCGGTGAATTTTCAATTTGTCCGTTACTTGTTACGCTGAAAGTTGTCCCGTCGCCTGTAAACATTAATGCTTTACCTGTACCGTATACGTCGCCTTCAATTTCGCCTGTGATAGGTATTCTCGAAGGGTCGCCTTTTTGCGGTTCAGGAATAACGGTTGATTGGTAGTCGTGGAATCTGCATGCTTTTGCTAGTGTGAATCTGTGTAGCTGTGTGGAGTAAGGATCTGTAAGAACTTCCGTGAGGTTGCAAACTGTATTGTTGTTCAGTGTGTCCATATTAAAGTTATATAGGGATAATGAACTTACTCCCTCTTTTTTGATAATTACGGGCGGTATATAGTTTTGGTCGCGGAACCAGTCGTTGTATACCTGCCAGTACATAAGATAGGGCAAAGAGCTTACGATAAGTCCGTTTTGGTCGTCTGGTGTAATGGCTTGTGTGGTGAACGGTATGTTGTAAAGTCTGTTGAAGAGGCTTCGTGCTGAAGAGTGAATTCCTGTAATTACCAGTTTTGGCATTTCGTATTCCATTTTTTGCTCGAACTCTCCAGTTAAGTTTTCGCCGTTAAACTGTGATAATCCTGCTACGAGGTTGTTTTTACGCTGGAAAAACATATAAATATCAAGATAAAGGTTATCCATTGTAGGATATTTTGATATGGCTAATCTGCAAAAACTTGATACGTCGATGCTGTATGTTTCGCCTGGTAATACAAGTTCGTTTATGAAAAAAGGTATAATTTCGCCAAGATTACCCGTTGTTTGGGAGCGGTCATGATATGTTATTTTGGTTCTTGGTCTATATATCTGAGGTACGTTGCTTTCGTTTACTGTTGCATTGCTGATCATTCTTTATTCTCCTCTTTTTTGCTTTTTCTTTTGTTGATTTCTGTTTCTACGAGGTTTTTAGCCCAGTTTTCGCCGTTTGCTAAGAATTCATCAATGTTATTATTGAATTCTTTTTTGATTTTTGGGTTTAAATTTTCCCAAATTTCATTACATTTGATTTTGTTGTCCAAAACTGTGCGAAGGTCGCCAATTGCGCTAATTTCGCCGCTTAGTTCTTTTGCGGCGGTTTTCATTTCTGCTTGTGTAAGTTCCATATTTCCGTTGTATTTTTTTAGTGTTGCGTAAATTTCGGTGCCCTCTCTCCCAGATTGTGTGTAGTCGTAGGCGTTTATATACTTTCCGTCTCTTTTGATTTTGATTTTTTCTTTATCAAATTTTTCGCAAACTTTAGTATGCCTATTGTACTTATTGAATTTCGTTTTTTTGATTTCTGTTTCTTCCAGCAGAATAGAATAGCCATTATCAATATTTTCATTTTCTTTATTTTCTTTATCTGACATTTATTTTTACCCCCCAAAGTATTGTTTTAAATGGTTTGTGGTGTTTAAAGTCTGTCGCCGCCGAACGTAAATCTACTTTTGAGGTTGACTTTTCTGGTTCTCTGCGCGGTACGTGTAAATATCTGTCTGTCATTCATGTTTTTTTTCCTTATAATTCCATTCTATTATAGCCTTTTGTTCTTTTAGGATTTCTTTTACACGCTTTTTTAAGGCTTTGCGTTCAAGTGGATAAAGTTTTGTATAGAATAGCATATTTTCTATATTGTTCTTTTCTTGTTCTAAGCTTATGTAAAGTTTTCCTAAATATTCTAGAGTTGTTTCCATTTTTTTTGTCCTTTTAGTTGCGCGTTTTGGTAGGAATATGGAGAAGATACGGCATGCGCGCCCCGCCGGATTTTCTAGTTAATCATGTTGTTGTCGAGCAGGGATTGTATGACTGCAACAATCCAGCCGCCCCATTTGATTATCTCAGAGAGTATGTGTTTCATTGATTGCTACCGCGTCTGTCGCTTCCATAATATCGACAATACTATTATCAATAATTCCCTTGTTTTCATCGAGTACACCCAGCTGGATAAGTTTGTAATCTTCCGGGTGTTTTGCAATGATAGAGTTTTTGTCTTTGCAGATATCGACGAATTCTCTGATTGCGATAGCTCTGTTCTGCCGTACAATACAGTTCTGATGTTCTTCCATTTTTTTATCAAAGATTTCTACGATAATTTTTGTCATTTCCTTGTCCTTTTCTTCTAAAAAGTTGTATAAAAAAATTTAATTAATAGAATCAGTTATTTGTCCTTTGGTATACATAAGAGTTATTATTGCGCTTACCCCAAAAACAACCCATTCCCCCTTTCCGTTGCTTAAAGGTTCCTTTGAAGATGTGTCGGCAAAAGGATAAAATAAACCTTATGGCGGCATTC